TTATTGTTGTTGATGAATGGAGCGGAACGTCAGATTGATTCGTTCTCCGACTGGACGTTTTGTTTTGGGAACTTCATGTTGCCAATGTTGCTGCATCGATCCGGCCATGATCAGCAGCGAGCCGTGGGAGAGCGGAAAGGCTTGCGTGATGCGTGATAAGTTGTGACGGATACGAAAATTTCGAGTAGCGCCGAGGGACAGAGAGCCGATCAGCGGTCCCATTTCGGGTTCGTTGTCAGCGTGCCAGCCCATGCTATCGGCCCCGTTTCGGTAGAGGTTGGCTAAGCAGTAGTTCCACGAAGTATGGGCGAGGGACGCAAGCGAGGGCATTTCTTCGGCTAGAGCAAGGCATTTCGATTCTGCCAAGTTTTTGAGTTCAAGCAGTCCAGGTGTCCAGTCGAGGGCATGGTATTCGTGTTTGGAGTAGCGGTAGGAAAGACCGTGGTTACCGTAGGAAGCGATCAAACGAGGTTGTGGGTAGCCGAAGAGACCAGGTTTTTGTTCCCATTTCAGGTTAGATCGAAGGTCATCGAAGGCTTCGTCGGCGGTGGTTTGAGCGAGGAAATTGCGGATCAGGACGAGCAGACCGCCATCTTCGAGGCAATGGATCTCGACGGGTGAGAGAGGGTTGCAATGTAGCGTCATAGTGAGGATTCAGGAGGGAATTCATTGGTAAAGCCGCTTTAGCATAACGGCCGCAGCATGGAATAAGTAACCTTGATGAGTGAGGTTGTTCGGTTTGATTGGAAGAAATGGTCATTGGAAGGTTGTAGTTTAGGAGTTAGGCTTGAAAAAGTTTTAGCAACAGAGTAAATTCTGGCACAAAGTTCCCTGGAGCGTAGAGCACGGGGTAACCAGACCAAACTCCCCTGTAGCTCAGTCGGCAGAGCAGTCCCGGCGCGCCGGGATTAATCCGCGTGACAGGCAGCAGAGGAAACCAGACCAAACTCCCCTGTAGCTCAGTCGGCAGAGTAGTCCCGGCGCGCCGGGATTAATCCGCGTGACAGGCAACAGAGGAAACCAGACCAAACTCCCCTGTAGCTCAGTCGGCAGAGCAGTCCCGATCCATCGGGATTAATCCGCGTGACGGCAACAGAGGAAACCAGACCAAACTCCCCTGTAGCTCAGTCGGCAGAGCAGCGGACTGTTAATCCGCGTGTCGGAGGTTCGAGCCCTCCCGGGGGAGCTTTCGTCAAAGTTCTAACTTTGGCGACCAAAAGAGTTAACGCTCGGCATCGAGAGATCGACCGCCGGGCGTTTTTCATTTCTAGGCAGGAAATCACAAGGATTTGTGAGTTTTTTGGGCTCGGGTCGCCCAACTCGCTTCGATCTCTGTTCGAAGAGAGATTTCCGGAGTGCGAGTGCAACCTTCAAGGTTGCGCCTGAGAGTGCGGAAAAACGGTCTCGAACTCTCTGACTCTCTGTTTTCGATGGGCTCCAGAATTAACACAGAGTTTTCACTCGGACCCCAGGTGAAAACGGGTTCGAACTGACGTCCACGGGTTCGAGAACCTCCACAGAGATTGCCGTCACGGACTTTCTGCACGTCCGTAGGGAGGAAAGCTTGGGGGATGATTGGGAGTCAGAACTTAATCAGCGCGCGAAAGAGATCTCGCTCATGCGTGAGTTGGGACTCTCGACCGATTCAACTTCACTTTCTCCAGGAGATGTAACGGATGACGAAGACATTGCAGTCGATCCAGCAGAGTGAGGTGGATGCCGAGTCGGCACCCAGCGCGCTACGAATCGTTTGTGACGATGCCAGTTCGATCAGTTTACAAGCCGCTGAGGCTGCCGAAGAAGGCAAGCCGGCATTGCGAAAGTTCTCTATGGTCGCTTACACCGGTGGCGCAATGCGTCTTGGTGGCTGGCCTTACCCTGTGGTTGTGGACTTAGCAGGCATGCGAGTGACTCGCAAGTCGCGCCCAATCCTCAAGGACCACGATCGCGCCAGTATCGTGGGTCATACCGAAGACACTACGTTTCGAGACGAGTTTCCTCATCCCACAAATTGAGTTCAATTTTATTCGTTGCGATCGCGTGCTTGTACGAAACAAATCCGTCAAGCGAACGACATTGGAGGAAAGCGTTCAATTTCGCTAAAGCTTCTTCAATTGGTAAAAAACAGTGTTTAAAAATGGGTGCGATGTGAGTGGCATAGGAGATAGTTTCTTGCACGTGTCGATCGGACCACGTCATATTCCACTGGCTATTTAGACTAGCAATCAAAGCGATTCTCTCATCCTTTACCACAATCTGCACCCACGCACCGTCAGTAACGCATTGATACGACCGATGGTATTCAATTTCGGGGATGGCCGCCAAAATCTCCGCCTCGGAAGCGTTGATGAACTGCCGCGCATCATGCCAAATTTGTCCCCACCAGTCACGTCCATTGGTTGCGGATCTGAAGGTACTAGCCGTTACTCGTTCGGTTAAATTAATCGACAGAACAGGAATGCGTTCGATACTGCTTTCGGGCATATAGAACGATTCTCTAATTCCATCGGAAACGTGACCTTGCGTCAACCCGTCCCTAAGTAAGAAATGCACCACACTTCTACCAAGAATCCGTTCCTCAATAGATGAGAACTGCTGAATATTCTCGGTGCGACGGTCAGCACTTTCAACATAGAAGACCATATCCGCACGCGCAAAAAACGGATGAGTCGGTGCCTCTCGAAAGTGTAAATGAGGTCCCTGTCGCATATCAATAACAACAGTTGTTACATCCTCTCCAAAGCTCCAACTGCCGTACTGAGTATCCAACAGCACTCCGGCGACACAGAGGCGTTGAAGAGATTCCAAAGTTTCGCGGCTCACTTATCGCTCCTTAGGCTTCATCTTCTTACACTTCGGATTGAAACTCCCGTCGGGCAAGACAACTGGCTCACCATCGGGGCACTGATAGATTGGGACATCAATAATATTTTCGCATTCGGCACATGGTTTGTTGTTGATAAAGCAGTGAAATTCGCACTTGGAGAAGTCACAGGGGTCCTTGGGCTGAGCAACATTTTCATCGGCAAAAAATTGCTGTTTTAGGTACAGGCATTGCTGCTCAACATCGTGATACGCACTACTTTTTCCTGGCTCACCTTCACCTTCCCCACCAGGGCGGACGGAGTTCTCGTATCTCGAAACGAGCGGAATATAACGTTGATCCGTAATATCTCCCTTCTTATTCTTGCAAAGAATTACCAAGTATCCAGTTGTGACATTACCCTTCGGTTCAGCCCAAGGGTCTCTAGGATCTATCGGTTCAGGAAGTCCGGTGGGATACGTCGGCATCACTGGAGGATCTTTTGGGTTTAACTTCGGTATCTGCTTGCATGGAGGGAGCTTTCGTATGAGACCGTAGGGATCCAAGTAGTACGTTGGACTGGACTGTACATATTGGTAAAGGGAGGGCGATTCGCCTTCGAACCCAATTGGGTCCCGGGACAAGAAACGGCCCAAACCTGGGTCGTACATTGCTGATGCTTCTGATGCAATCATTGACGCTGCAAGAATTCCGACCATAAGTGTAACATAACGATACGTACTCATCTTCCAGGAACTCCGTTTGAAAAAGGGGAATGGCTATTTGGTTGATGAAAACTGTTGAATGGATCGTGGAGTTGGGTCATCGGATTTACTGGATTACCAAAGCCGACAGGTAAAACCGAATTGGGCGATGGTGATCCGAAGTGATTGAGTTCTTGCTTTTGACGTAATCGTTCTTGCTGCGCAAGTAGCTCTGGAAAGTCATCGATGGTCTTGGGACGAACGAGTCGTGAAAGAAAACCGCGATACATCGGATGCGGATAGTGCTTCGCAGCAAGCGAATAACATACGGCGGCGTCGGAACGATTGCCGCTGTCTTCCAAACAATGGCCCCGTGCGGCAAGAAAAGCCGCAAAGGACTCGGCGTTCGAAAGTGATTTCAGATAAAGTCCGGCATCTACTTCGTGTTGAGCGATCTGATGCGGCCAGCTCATGTAATGATCATCGGCGAAACTATTCAATCCTCGATTGGTGCCTTCGACATTCACGCGTTCGCCAGATTTATCCCATCGGCAAAATAGATGCTCCTTCGCGTTCACCAAGTAGACGGGATAACCGAGTCGTCGAGCGACCGCCGTGTACAGGACTGGCATCGAGACACAAGTACCACCGTTCGAACTGCCAACCATACCGTGAAGGAAAAGATCTTGGCTCTTTGTAAAGTCGATATCGTTGACTCGCTCCAAGTTGTAATGAACGCCGAAGTCCTGTTGCAATACAGTTATTAGCATCAACATCCGGAAGTAAGCTTCCGAGTTGTTGAATTCGTACGGCTTTTGCAAGAACTGGTAGAGGTTGCGATCGGTGTCTATCTTGACCTGCTTCGCCCAGCCATCTAGCTGAGCCAGCAGTTCTACAACGTTCACATTCTCTGTGCCGGGCAATCCATCAGTAGCTCGCAGATTCAGTAAAGCAATATCCTGCTTGCTCAACTCGTCTTCGGTCATCATGGTCAAGTCAGCGAAGGTTGGCAGCACAGACTCCTTCGCTTGCGTGGCTCGCAATCTAGGATTCGCAGTTTTAATCGCCGTTTGCGACAGAGAAGAGAGACTCCAGATACCAAGAACAGTGACGACGACCGCACAAAGCGCACTCAACTTCCAGATGGCATATCGCCGCAACGGTCTCGCTAATTCTTTGCTTGTTTCAGTAGATACAAGCTTGGAGGCGGCTTGTGCGGTAATAGTTTGTCGCTTTCGTCGATCACGTTTTTTCATCGAACACTGCCTCCAGACCTGTTTTACTTTTAACCGCAGGAGTATTAGAGGGCACGCGGAAGCAAAACGCAACAAAACTTTCTGGCGGTAATCTGGCCGGTGAATAATTCGCTGATTCGGCTACTTGCCATAAGCTCTAATCCGTCATTTCAAACCCGCACCGGGTATTCCCCCGGATAATCGCCATACTTCCCTTCGTTGGCTGATCGCTGTGATCAGTAATGTTTTCAACGATAGGAGGTTGATCGTGGATCAATCGAAATCAGACGGGTTTGGCTGCTTGCTTCGTCATCGGACGACCGGTACAAGGATGAACCGTAGGGCAAATTCCCTCATGGAGATAGTACCGCTGATTGCCCGGCGAGGGGCATCCTTACCCGATTTCTGTCTAATTCCTGATTATTCGCGTCGAGTAACCCCGGTCCGGAACCAAATTTCTGAAACAGGGGGACGGTATTCCTCTCTACCACAGGCCGGCTTCCTTTCAGAAAGGCTCGCACGCAAGTCGAAGCCGAAATCGAGTCTCTTATGCAAAAAAGGCTGCCAGTCTGCTATCTCCGTAATGCTTAGGGATTCCCAGTCAATAGAGAGCCTCTCAGTGACTGCGTGCTCTTCCATAGAAACAACACCCATAAAGACGCTTCCAGCAATTGCTCGAATCGACGTCTCATCATTGGTAACGAAATCAACGTATCGGTTCCAATCTGGTTTTGCTCTTTGCTCCCATTCCTTCAGCCCATCGAGCGTAAGCGAATATGTCGCGAATGGAGGAACTGGATCTGAATCAATTGCGGCAACCAACGCATCAAAACTCTCAAGATCTACGCCGCTCACTACAATCCAACCCTTTCGACTGAGCGACATAAGGCTAGACGCAACCTGTTGGGAGTTCTTATTGTGTCCACAAAGATTAAGCTCAAAACAGTTGTCTAGAAAATGCAAAGGGACGCACTTCCATGTCCCCAGACATGCCTCTAGAAGCCACTCTTCAAGAAAATCTACTTCACGTGACGATGGCGTCATTGGTGCTTTGAGTTTCCAGAACAGTCACCACCGTCATCACCGTCCGTAGTCCTAGGACCTTTGTCTGTGTCCTTGCAGCATTTACAACAAACCAGCGATCCAACAAAATAGTCTTCCTTCTTAGGATCGTTTTCGATGTCTTTCCAAGGTTTCGAATAGCAGTTGTAGTGTTTTCCTCCGCCAGGCTTACATTTGTCCTTGTCTTTCAAGTTTTCCTTCTTGCAATGTGCCTTAACTTCAAGTTTGGTGTTCTCGATACCTAGCTTCTTTTTCTTGTCCTTGTAAAAGTCGTTTAAGTAGTCGTCTCGTGATTTCTCAGGACATGCTGGTAGATCTTTGGTTTTGTCTTGATCCTTGCATTTCTCGACCTCGCACATACCACTGGGATCTAGCCCAGTGTGTATTCGAGAATTTGCTATCTCGTAAAGATTCCATTGACTTCCCTCAAATTCGATTGGATCTCTAGATAGAGTGCGTCCAATGCTAGGAGCAAACATGGCTTTCGCATCGGCTACGAACGCGAGCGAAAGCAATAACCCAAACATCAACCAATGAAACCTATGCCTAGTCATCTTGTCGGTACGCCATTGTGAAAATCGGAAAACGGTGAAGGGGGCATGGGGGACGGATTCACGGAAATGAATGGGGCAAAACCGACTTGCGGGAGCGTTTGAGGCAGTCCGCCTATCGAGTTAGGAATCCGTCATTTCGAACCCGCACCGGGTATTCCTACAGATAGACGCAGCTATTGTGGCTGCGAATGTCTGTCTTCATGCCGCCAATTGTAGCGGCATTTCGCATGGAGGTGCGAGTTGCTTTCGTCTGTTCCCCCTTCTTCTTTGTCCGCGCCGGCCCGGCGATCGAAAATCGCTGCGATTCTGGCCACCGGCATCGTTCGGATGAAGTCGCGTTTGGCGATCCACGACCCAGAAACTGCCAACGATTCGTACAAATCACCAGCAACTTGCCTTGAGGTTTCTTCGGAAAGCGTGCTCTCTGTGACCAACGTGGTTAACGACCAGTGAGTCCGTTTTCTCAGGAGAATCCAATGAAATTAGACGTCGACAAAGAGGTCGCTCTGCTCCAACGCATGACGATGGGACAGCTGCGAGAGAGGTTCGAAGAGACGTGGGGCGAGCCGACAAACACCCGCAATAAGCAATGGCTCGTCAAACGCATCGCTTGGAAGATGCAAGCCAATATCGAGGGTGACATATCTGAACGAGCTAGACGTCGGGCTGCCGAACTCGCACGCGGTACCGACATCCGAACGACGGCCCCCAAAGCTACCAAACCGGTGACAAATCCTGTGGCTGATACGGTGACCGGATTCGTCGAACCGGGGGAAGACAGCCGTCTGCCTCCCCCAAGATCGGTCATCGAGCGAATCTACAAAGGCCAGAAAATCCTGGTTCTGGTGCTAGATAGCGGCTTCGAATACGACGGTGCAATCTACAAGACGCTCAGCGCTGTGGCCAAAAAGGTCACGGGCCAGCACTGCAATGGGTATCACTTCTTCAAACTTAGCAAGAAAGGTGGGGAGCAATGAGCAAACCCAACAATAACCGCCGACTGAACTGTGCGATCTACACCCGAAAGTCCACAGACGAAGGGCTAGACAAGGAGTTCAATTCCCTCGATGCCCAACGCGAGTGCGCCGAAGCCTACATTAAAAGCCAAACGCAAGAAGGCTGGAACTGCCTACCTGATCACTATGATGACGGTGGGTTTACCGGTGGCAACATGGATCGACCGGCCCTAAAACAACTGCTTGCGGACATCGAAGCTGGGAAGGTCAATTGCGTGGTGGTCTACAAGGTCGACCGACTGAGCCGCTCGCTGATGGACTTCGCTCGCATGCTCGAAGTTTTCGAACGTCACCAAGTCGCATTCGTGAGCGTTACCCAGCAGTTCAATACAACCAACTCAATGGGACGGTTGATGCTCAACGTCCTTTTGTCTTTTGCCCAATTCGAGAGGGAGATAATCTCGGAGCGAACTCGTGACAAAATCGCTGCCGCTCGGCGAAAGGGAAAATGGTCCGGAGGGATGCCGCTACTGGGCTACGACATTGACCCACGGGGAGGGAAGCTTCGTGTGAATGAGGTCGAAGCCAACAGGGTTCGGGCGATCTACGACTTGTACATCGAGCGAGAATCGATCATGGCGACCATCGCAGAACTTGACAATCGCGGATGGAGCAACAAGTCCTGGAATACCAAAAAAGGCATGCATCGAGGCGGTTCTCCGTTCACCAAAGCAACGCTCTTCCGGCTTCTTACCAACGTGACATATATTGGCAAATTAGCCTACAAGGATGAAATCAACGAAGGTGAACACGACCCGATCGTCACGCCCGATGTGTGGCAAAGAGTCCAATCCTTGTTGAAAAGAAACGGTCGGACTGGCGGTGTCGATGCAAGAAACAAATTTGGTGCCTTGCTCAAGGGAATCCTTCGATGCTCCTGCTGCGATTGCTCGATGACTCCGACGCATACAACAAAAAGCGGGGCAAAACGTTACCGATACTACGTTTGCATGAAGGCGCAGAAGCGGGGCAGACGGATCTGCGAGTCGAAATCGGTGCCAGCTGCCGAAATCGAGAAGTTCGTAGTCGACAAGATACGCCAAGTCGTAGACAACGAAAAACTAGTAGCTGATGTCTTACAGCAGGCCAAAATTCAGGCACAACACGAACTAGACGCACTTGTTGCCGAGCAAAAAGAGATCGTCAAAGAGATCGAGTATTGGAACGAAGCCATCCGAGTTGCAGCCCCCAAAATCAAGCCAAATTCCCCCGATGCTAACCTGCTGAAACAGTTAGCAGATTGGCAAGAGGATCTTCGGATTGCTGAGAATCGGCTCACGGTCGTCGACGCAAAAGTAACCCAACTAAAGTCGCAGGCGCTGACATCGAACGATGTATCCACAGCACTCAATAGCTTCGAGCCGGTTTGGGAATCGCTTACGATTCGAGAGCAATCACGAATCGTCCAGCTAATCGTCAAGCAGGTCGATTACGACGGTGCCAATGGGCGAGTTACCATCACCTTTCATCCAGACGGAATCAAATCGATCGCCAAAAGTAACAAACTCGAACTTGTGGAAGCCGCATCATGAACGATACAGTAAGCGTTGATTTTCAGTTCTCAATCAAGCCACAGGGCCGAGGTGCTCGAAAGAGAATGGTTGAGAAAACAAGCTCTTCAGAAGATACCAAGCCTCTAGAACGCATCCCTCGGATCGCACGCTACATGGCTCTTGCGATCCACTTCGAGGGTCTTATCAGGCAAGGAGTGGTCGCGGATTTCGCAGACCTTGCACGGCTTGGCCACGTGACGCGGGCGCGTGTAACGCAGATCATGAATCTACGGTTGCTTGCCCCAGAGATTCAGGAGGACGTTCTTTTCCAAGCTGGTAAGCATGAAAAACGGGATCGACTTGGGCTGAAGGAGCTCCAGCAAGTTGCAATGCATCCAAGTTGGAGTATGCAACGGGAGGTGTGGTTTAGTCTCAACAGAAAAATTTTGTGACTGTTTTTACAGAACTGTCGCTCAAGGAAAAGCGATTTTCTGAGTGCTTTTACGATGCATCGACTTTGCAAATGCGTTACGGATTCGGTTTGTGTTTGCTGATCTTGCGTTAGATTAAAGCACTGTTAGCATGCTGATTTCCGTTTTATGTCACCCAAGTGGACGTGTTCCAAGGTCTCAAGCCTAAGGTGGTAGTCTCATAATAAAACCAAGGGGTATTTGCGATGGCAGATGGTATGGAATCGGTTGCTGAGTTTCGCAGGTTTGCGGACCGATTTCGATTGCTGATCTCCCACAATACTCCCTACAGGTTTACGCATCTAATGGGATTGATATGTGATGGTGACTTGATTTTCGATCGAGCTTGGAAGGGAGGCTTTCTTAGATCCATCGACCGTCTAGAGCATTTTGCGAAGCTATCCGAGTTGCTTTGTAAGGAAATTGGTGCGACGTTGCACTACGATTTGTTTGGTGCCGTTATTGGCTTTAATGTCGAGCCAAATGCGATGCGTAAAGGGTCTATCGAGAGCGGTTTATTGGTCCAGGCACCAATAGATTTTAAACCGATACCCCATCCGTTTGATTCTATGGATCAAATGCTCATGGCATTCAAGGGAGGAATTGAGGATTTAAAACCCATCGCTTCTTATATCGCAGATGATTCCAAGTGGGCTGATACGATGGATCGGCTTAGTTTTGATTTGTGTGACCGTTACGCTCGTGGCTGCGAGATGGTTGCTGAGATTATCCAGAGCGAAATGGCTTCGGATAATGCTCCGCAGCAAGCCTTACAAATTGAAAGTGATCGAGTCGGAAAAGCGCCCAAGCTGACGGTCAATGAAAAGATGATTGTATTGATCCAAAAGAATCCTGAAGCACAAAATTATTCTGCGAGCCAATGGGCGAACGCTCTCGATGTAGCAAAATCTACGATTCACGGCACAAAGACTTGGAAAAACCTGATGGATGTCCGGCGTTCGGAGGGAGCAAGTCGTCAGTCCCGTCAGTCGAACGCATCATCTGATAAACCGAACGCTCCCGGGAAATCTAAAAAAATTCGGCCTGAAGAATTACTGTGAGATCAGCGACTTGTCGAGTACTTTAGCCCAGAACAACCGAACGAACGGCGAGAGAGTAGTGAGCATCATTACTCGTTTGCATGGGAGAAACCTGCATGCAAAAAACTTCACCAGCGGTATTTGTCCCCCCTAGCATACTAGCAAAGCGATCGAGACATCGAGGGGTAAGACGGTTACAGCGTCAGATATCTCTAGCGGCATCGTTTGAGCGAACGTCTCGGATTCACGGCCACCACCCCATTTCCTCAGCAGCTGGCTGCGCCTGTGTTGCTTTGCGGAGACTCTTCTCCAGTTCTAGTGGTGGAATTTGGGAATTTCCCAAAACACTCTCGCGGAAATTCGGCAAATTTCCCAGAACGGCAACCCAGTCTTTTGCCGGGTTTTTCGTGCATACACCAGTGAAATTTCTTTGTTCCCAAGGCTGATTTGGGAATTTTCGCCAGTCACAGGCGACGGGTCTTACTTACCTCAACACAAAGCACCGCAACATGCGGTCCGAGACCTACAGGCTTGAAATCTCAGACCTGTTCCTGTGGGTAATCGAAAAGGAGTTGCAAGATGGCAGACGAAGCATCCTCGTTTAACCAAGGTGACGGAAATTTCGTTCGGCGCGTGATTCACCGCGAAGTCCGAAAAGTCATCTCGCGATCTGAGTTTACACACCAAGATCGAGACGATCTAGTCCAAGCGGCTTATACACAGGTTACCAAGAGCCTGCAGAGTTTTGATCCGTCGGTTGGGCATATTCATGCGTTTATTGCTACGGTTGTCCAGCGACATTTGGCTAATGTCATCAGAAATCAAAATGTAGGAAAGCGCAAAACCCGCGGTCGCGTGAGTCTAAGTAAGACCGTTCGATGCGAGGAAGACGAACACTCGGAAATGTCCCAGTTGCTGCACGACAAGGATCAAGATCGAAGGCTTGGTCGAGAGCGTCGACTTAGTAATGAGGAACTCAACGACTTGCGCATGGATCTTGGCGCATTCATGGCATCTCTTCCGGAGAAATACCAAGACATTCTCCGTCGCCGTCAACGCCAATCGATCACTGAAATAGCTCGCGATCTAAATATCCCTCGTTCAACTCTAAACGATTGGATGCTGCAGATTCGGAAGCTATTTGAAGATGCTGGATTTGAAAAATATCTGGACACCTGACCGTCAGCTCGTCCGCGACTCGGGTATTTCAACAGATAGATACCGCATGTTTTTCCATCGCCTCTCTCCGACCCACTTACTGAAAGATTCGCTGTCGATGTCTTCCCGGCCAGCACCCCATGAACCAGGTGAAAGAAAGTGTTTGAAGTGCAATGAAAGCTTCAAATCGCAAAACGCGGGCAATCGCATTTGCAAGAAATGCTCTCGCATTAACGCCTCGCTAAACCTGAGTGAAGCACAGATTGCTCTTGAGAGAGGCGAGAAACGTCTCAATGGCAATCTGATCGACCGAAACGATGCCTACTTGATGAACTTCTAGTTGGTTCAAAAGGCCAACCCTAACCCTTCCGCATTCCTTAGGCAGTCTTATGTCCCAATCAACACTACCTCCCGAGGCAGGCGACAAAAGCGTGTTGACCTATTCGGCGCTCAACACGTTCCGTAATTGTCCCCGCAAGTACAAACATCGTTACATCGACAACCTGCGTCCACGGGCAAAGGTTGAATCGCTGTCGTTTGGAAGCGTAATCCATAGTGCCATCGAGATTTGGTATCGATCCGTCAACGACGCAAATCGCTTGTGGAAAGTACTGGATTTCATCGACCGGAGCTTCCCCGAGCGAGCCACAGACGAGAGCCAAATGGTCAATTGGCATCTGGCTCGAGCCATGTTCACAGGGTATGCCTTGCGCTACCCAACCGAAGACTTCACGATCATCGAGGTTGAGAAAACCTTCACTGGTCAGATTCGGAATCCAGACACAGGCCGCTGCAGCCAAACCTTTGTGATGGCTGGCAAAGCCGATGCGATCGTCAAACGAGACGATGGAATGTACCTGCTCGAGCACAAGACCGCTGCATCGATCGATGGTAATTACCTGGACAAACTGTGGACCGATACGCAGATCGCTTTGTACTCGTACTATCTGCGTGAACTTGGGTATCCCATCGTCGGCATCATATACAACGTGCTCTTAAAGAGCCGTCTAAAGCAAAGCCCTAATGAAACGCAGGATGAGTACGAGGCACGCCACGCGGAACTAGCCGCCAAGAACAAGAGCGGTAAGTCAACGGCCAAACGCCAGATGCCTGAAACCAACGAAGAGTTTCAAGGGCGACTGGCATCCTGGTACTCAAAACCTGAGGCCTTCCACCGAGAGCTTATTTATCTCCCCGAGGAGCGACTAAGCATGCTCCAGGATGAAGTATGGGAGATCACCCAACAGTATCTCGATGCACGACGCCGTGGCAAATGGTTGCTGAATACATCGAGTTGCTTCTCGTACCAGCGTCCCTGTGAGTACCTGTCTTACTGCCAATCCGGCTTCAATCCCAACGTTGCGGAGAACCTCTATGAGATCACTCTCCCGCATGAAGAGCTCACCTCGATCGATTCTGATTCACCCGTTTTCTGAAAGGACTGATTTTCGATGACCATCGTTTTACCGACCGAACCTTCCAAGCCTGTGACCGAGCTTGGTAAGCAAACCATTTTGCTCTATGGCGCTCCCAAGCTTGGGAAGAGCTCTTTTGCAAGTAAGGCACCAGGTGCACTCTTTTTTGAGTGCGAACCAGGACTAAATCACCTGGAGGTTTTCAAAGTGCCGACCTACTCCTGGGAAGCATTTCTCGAAGCTTGCAAGCTCATAGCCAAAGGCGACCACAACTTCAAAACGATCGTGATCGATACGGTCGACAACGCATTCAAGATGTGCTCCGACTATGTCTGTGCCAAGCATGGTATCGAGTACGAAGGGGACATGGGCCACGGCAAAGGCTGGGCTCTGGTCAAGAACGAATGGCATCGGGTGCTTACTCGATTGGCCAGCTTGCCATACGGTCTGATCCTCATTTCGCATGCGATCGACAAGACGATCGAAACGCGGACCGGGGAGTACACCAAGACCACTCCGAGCCTTCCGGATCGCGCTCGCAATGTCGTGCTGGGACTCGTGGACATCATTTTGTTCGGTGATTCGGTCGCAAAAAAGGATACAGCGGGCAACGTCACGATTGAACGCGTTGTGCGTACCAAGCCGCATCCAACCTACGAGGCTGGTGATCGCACTGGCCGTCTGCCTGAATTGCTCCCTCTTGATTACGAGCAGTTCGTCAAAGCCTTCAATTCTCCCGCTCGCAGCTCGGAATCCGGCACCAGCAGCGCAGCGAAGAGTTCCACGCCGGCAAGCACTGTACAAGGAAAGGCTAAATAGTCATGAGTGATTACCAATCATTCGAACCTACCAATTCGCAGGTCGATCTGACATCTTTCGATGATGAGTTCGAAAGCGCAGAGGCACCAAGTTACGAAGAAGTGCCAGATGGCAAGTATCAGGTGAAGATTCAGACGGCCACGCTTGAATCGAGTCAGAAAGGGGATCCGATGATCAAATTCGATCTGGAGATCATCTCAGGTTCGCAGGCAGGTCGGCATATCTTCAAAAACTCGGTTATCACCCAAGCGTCTCTCCCGTACGTCAAGGCGGATCTCAAGACGCTAGGGTTAGAGCTTGCCAAGTTCAGCGAACTCTCAGGTCGGCTCGAGGAGCTGCTTGACATGACTCTGGAGATCACCAAACGCACTCGCGGTGACTACACGAACGTGTATTTCAACCGTCGCTTGAATATCGCTAGTGCTTCGAGTGGTGGTTTCGCGGAGGAGAACGTTCCGTTTTAGAGCGTTGATTGGTTGACCGGCATTGGTCGTTCTTAGTCAGCGGCCTAGAGCCGAGGCAGGATGGCGTGACTTGAAAACAGTCCCTCGCGATGTGGTTCTTTTGCCGGGTTCCCATCGCGTTTCCAAGTCCAGACTCCCCGAGCCTGCCTCGGTTTTTCATTCTCATGACGCATAGAGATTCGAAGGGAAAACATGGATTTCCGGATAGTCATCGATTCGAGGGAGAAAGAACCTTATACCTTTGCCTGTGAGGTTCAAAAAGCAAAGCTTGAAGCTGGCGACTACTCGGTTCAGGGCTTTGAGCAGCATGTGGCTGTCGAGCGCAAAAGCCTCCCGGACTTCGTTGGTACTGTTATTCACGATTATGATCGCTTCGCTCGAGAACTCACAAAGCTCTCAGCCATGGATGCAGCGTGCATCGTCGTCGAAGCGGATCTGAATGCTGTGCTTTGCAATAAGCACACCGATGCGCTCAGGGCTGTCTCCCCCCAATCGCTTCTCGGGGCGGCAATCTACATCGGCATTAAATACAAGGTGCCCGTGTTCTGGTGCGGATCCAGACCAGCTGCCGTACGTTTTACCGACGCCTTTCTTCGGTCGTACATTCGCGAGATCTCTAGCAGAGGGGATCTTTGCCATGAGTAAGCAACAAATATCGGGTACGGTCGATAGAGTTTACTTTACCAGCGCCAAGTTCTGCGCCGGGGCACTGGTCGGCCAAGATGGCGTCTTGGTTCGCTTCCGTGGGCCATTTTGCGTCAGCGAAGGTGAATCGATCACACTCACAGGGCAGTGGAAAAGCGATCCGAAGTACGGTGACCAGTTCGACGCTAAAAGCGTGAGTTACGATTTGCCTGAAACCCCTGAAGGTTTAGTGCAATATCTAGCCAAGCATCCAGCGTTCGTTGGAATTGGGGAAGCCACAGCCCGCAAGATTGTCCAGTATGTCAGCAGCGCCGAGCACCTCGATCGGGTGATTCGCCAGGATGTTCAAGAACTCAATCGTGCACTGCGGATCCCTAAGCATACGTTGCATTCATTACGGGAAGCGTGGATCGCCAACAGTGCACAAAATGAGGTTCGGTCCTACTTAGCAAGCTTTGGGCTCTCTCATCTTCAAATGGAAGCCTTGATCGAGGAATTTGGCTCCTCGGTCGTTGGTGTGCTTAGAGCCAATCCGTATCTGATCATTCAGTACGTCAAAGGTTATGGTTTTAAGCGGGTGGACAAGATTGCAAGATCCATGGGCGTTCCGAAGGAGCATCCCGGAAGACTCGAAGCCGCTTTGTGCTTCCTGGTTTTTGATGAGGCTAACTCTGGCCACACATGGATATCTCGCGATGAACTGGTTCGCAAAGCCAATGACTTGCTCTTGCTGGATTCGCTTGATGGTCAGTCCACAATCGAGAGTGCCCTTGAGCGAACCGTCGCGCAAGGGAGACTTATTATCCACGAGGGTGCTGTGGCTCTCGCCTATTATGCGGAAGCGGAATGGTTCATTCACCAGTGTTTTCAGCAATTCGGCCATGTCGCTCGTCCGCTGGGGATCAGACCATCGCACGGCGAGGATCTCAAACGTGCACAGCTAGCTGCCTATGAGGCTGCGTTACTGCATTCGATCATCGTCATTTCTGGGGGTGCTGGTACCGGCAAAACCCACACACTAGCTCGCTTGGCTAAGACTTTCGAAGTAGCCGGCCTAAAAGTCGCGCTTTGTTCTCCCACCGGCAAGGCCTCCAAGCGGATCGAGGAATCGTTGCGATCCCAAGGGCTAACGCTCGAGGCCAAGACGATTCATCGATTACTTGAATACAACGGTCATCAGTTTCAAAGACAGAGCCTCTCGATACCTAGCAACCCAGAAGCTGGCAATGCTGCAAGCGATGCCTTCGATGTAGTCATTGTCGATGAAGTATCGATGGTTGATGTCCCCTTGATGGCTGAATTGCTTCGACGTATCGACTTCGACACAACGAGGCTCATTCTGGTCGGTGACCACAATCAATTGCCCCCCGTCGGCGCTGGCAATGTCCTTCGAGACTGTATCAAGCACAGGCTTGTTCCGACCTTCATTCTAGATGAGGTAATGCGGCAAGCTGGTGTTCTTAAAACCAACAGCATGGCGATTCTATCCCAGCGCGTAATGCCATCAGTTGTGGGGGATCCAGGCTGGAGCGTGATCGATTCGCTCAGTGAGCCTATGCCGATTCAAGTTTATTTGCGTGACTTAGTGCTCCACCGAATTCCGGAGCAGCTTCGTTTGGATCCTGTCAATGACGTTCAGATCATTACACCAACGCACCTTGGATTACTCGGTACCAAAGCGATCAATCAAATGATGCAGTTTTTACTGCGAGGTTCCGTTGAACGGAAATTTGCAGTAGGAGACAAGGTCATTCAGACGAGCAACGATTACTGCTTAGGGATTATGAATGGCACCATCGGTATTGTTTCGGAAATTGATACTGAGGGAGGAACTAAATACATCGTTGATTTTGATGGGCATGGTCGCAAGCTAGTCCAAGATGATCAGATTCTCAATGTCCAGCTTGCCTACGCACTGACTGCCCACAAAGCCCAAGGGAGCGAGTTCCCTTGCGTGGTCGTTCTTTGTCACAAATCTCATTACTTCGCCGATCGGAATTGGTTGTACACCGCGGTCACTCGCGCATCGAAGTATTGCATCTTGGTCGGTGATCGTTGGGGACTGTCGAACGCTGTGAAGAAGAACAGTGTTAGCCAGCGCCGAACTTTTCTTGATCGCTGGGCCAAAGCGCCTGTCGATGCCATGGAGGTGTCAATTTGAGTGAAGCTATTGAACGAAATTGTCCAGCGAGCATCCGTGATTGCCATCAGTGGGTTGCTTGGAAGTATGTCGAGCGCGGTGGCAAGCCGACCAAAGCCCCCATTAATCCACACAATGGGTTGCTTGCCTCTTCGACTGACCAGTCCACCTGGGGAACATTTTCACAGGCGATGCAAGCCTGCGAGCGTAATAAGTCTCTTGCCGGCGTTGGCTTTGTATTCTCCCTTGATGATCCATACTGCGGTGTGGACCTAGATGATTCCATCAACGAGTCCACCGGAGAGTTGAAACCCTGGGCACAGCAGATCGTCGATCGACTCGACAGTTACACCGAGATCAGTCCCTCTGGCTTGGGTTTGAAAGTATTCATCAAAGCCAGTAAGCCTGGCTCCCGCTGCCGCAAGGCCTATCACGATGGTGAAGTCGAGATCTATGATCGCGATCGGTTTTTCACAGTCACCGGAAATCGCATCGCTAATGCTCCCAGCGAAGTGAATGTTCGGCAAGAATCGCTAGGCGCTGTTTATGCCCGGGTGTTCGGCAACGATGAGCCTGGCACTAGTGCAACCCCCTCGGCCAGTCGAGATCCCCAGCCAAGCGATAGTGGTTCGGTTTGTCTAAGCGACGACCAGATCATCAATCTGGCATTCCGACGTCGCTCATCGGGCGCGAAGTTTCAATCGCTTTGGAATGGCGACTGGAACCTGCATTTCAATTCAGCCAGTGAGGCGGACTCTTCGGTGGTCTTTACCCTCGCCTACTTCACCAAAGATGCTGCTCAGATCGACCGTATCTTCAGACGTTCACAGTTGATGCGTGATAAATGGGATCAAAAACACGGCAATGAAACCTACGGACAGCGGACGATCACCAACGCGTTAAAGAAGGTCACCAAACAGTACGATCCGACGAAAAAGCGGTCTGTTGCTCCCAAGCAGCCAAGCCAGATTCCTAAG